GGATTAACTAATCTACCTGCTGGTATCACTACATCAAATGTATCTGCAAATACTTTAGTTGTTGCTGGTGTCTCTACTCTTGGTGTAGTAAATGCCAATATAGTAAATTCGACAGTATTTGGTGGTGATGGTTCTACTTTATCAAACATACCTACATCAATTATTGCAGGTGATAATATTAGTGTAAGTGGTTCTACTGGTAATGTTACTATCACTGGTCTTGCAAATACGGCAAACGTCGTAACAAATACTTTAGTTGTATCTGGAGTATCTACTCTTGGTGTAGTTACAGGTGCAACATATTATGGTGATGGTTCTGGATTAACTAATCTACCTGCTGGTATCACTACATCAAATGTATCTGCAAATACTTTAGTTGTTACAGGTGTTTCTACCTTGACAAATGTAGTTGTGGGAACCACTACAGACCATACATTGACCGTAACCGGAAAAGTTGATTCCAACTTAATTCCTGCACTTAATCAAACGTATAATATTGGTAAATTTGATGGTAAGTGGAATAATATCTATGGAAACATAGTACACTCTACAATTTTAACTACTAATACAGTTTCTGCTTCGTCTTCCATTACAGCTAATAATGGGTTCTATGGTGATGGATCAAATCTGACGGGTATTGCCAACACTTCTAATATTAATACAGATTCTATCAATGTAGCAGGAGTGACCACCTCTTCTGGAGGATTCTCTAGTGGAACTGGTTCACCTGTTAAGATTTCTGTAGTAGGAACTACCTTGACATTTACTGTTGATGGTATTGGATCTACTAGTCTCACATTGTCATAATAAATAACAAAAAAGTACTACAACAATGCCGGCAATAATTACTGATCAATTGCGCATTTCTAATGCAAGGAATTTTGTAGATTCAGTACAAAATACCAATAATTCTTATTATGCATGGATTGGTCTCCCTAACGCAACCGCATATCAATCTGACTGGAATTCCAACCCTCCTGCTCCCATGGACAGTTTGGACCAGTCTAACTGGTACTGGGATACTATGTTGGCTCTTAAAAAGATCAACGCTGGTGATGTAAGTCAGGTTGTAAGGAAGATCCAGTGGCAATCTGGTACCACATATGATATGTGGAGAAACGATATTACAAGAGATAATCCATCTCAACCCTCTGGTGCCTTTGACATCTATGATGCAAACTACTATGTGTTGAATAGTGAGTTTAAGGTTTATGTTTGTCTGTTTAATAATGCCAATCCAGAAAACAGTTTTAGGGGTGGTCCTTCTCTGGACGAACCCAACTTTACAGATCTAGAACCCAGAGAGGCTGGTAGTAGTGGTGACGGTTATATTTGGAAGTATCTTTACACGATCAAACCAAATGAGATCATCAAGTTTGATTCTACAAACTACATGCCAGTTCCTATAGACTGGTTTACCAATCCTGCTTACGATGCAGTAAGAGAGAATGCAAAGACCAGTGGTGAAATTAAGATTGTAACCATTAGAAACCGTGGTGTTGGTATCGGTACTGCAAACGTCACTTACACCAGAGTTCCTATTCTAGGTGATGGACGTGGTGCAGAGGCTACAGTCGTAGTTAATAATGATTCTAAGATTGAGTCAGTGACTGTATCTAATGGTGGTGATGGTTATTCTTTTGGAACTTTGGATTTAGAAAATGGTGGTGTTCCTGAAGGAACTGTTGCACCTGTTTTCAATGTCATCATTCCTCCTCCTGGTGGAACTGGTGCTGACATTTATCGTGAGTTGGGAGCGTATAATGTTCTCTCTTATGCTAGATTTGAGAATGATACTCAAAACCCAGATTTTATTACAGGTAACCAATTTGCCCAAGTAGGAATTGTTAAAAATCCTACCAACTACAACTCATCCACACTACTTACGATTGATAAGGCTAGTGCTGTTTATGCATTAAAACTTGTTGGAACTGGATATAGTGAGGCAACCTTTGTTGCTGACTCTTTTGTTACACAAACGGTTGGTCTAGGTTCAACAGCTGTTGGTAGGGTTGTTTCTTACGATCAAGCAACAGGTGTTCTTAAGTATTGGCAAGATAGAACAACAGCTGGTTTTAATACCAATGGTTCACAAAATCCATATCCTGTTTATGGATTTGAACAGTTGCAGTTTACAGCTGCTCCTGGAGCTAGTGGTAGTTTGCAAATTATTCCTAATGAAGGTAATATTTTGAGTATTGATACCAAATTTACAGGTGTATCAACCACGATAAATAGTCGTACATACTTTCTGGGTCAGGAATTCAATCTAGGAGTTTCTAAGCCAGAGTCTCAAAAACGTTCTGGTGACATCATATATGTTGATAACAGACCTTCTGTTACTAGATCATCTTCACAGAAAGAAGACGTTAAAGTTATCTTGCAATTCTAAGAGATATGCCACAGGAAACTAATCTCAATGTCGCTCCGTATTTTGACGACTTTGACCCTCAATCTAATTATTATAAGGTTCTATTTAAACCTGGTTTCCCGGTTCAAGCAAGAGAACTAACAGGTTTACAGTCTATTCTTCAAAATCAAGTTGAAGAAATGGGTAACCACTTCTTCAAAGAAGGTGCGAAAGTTATTCCTGGTGATTTAACGTATATTCGTAATTTTTATGGTATTCAGATTGAACCGGAGTTTCTAGGTATCCCTGTGGGTATCTACCTTGACCAGTTGGTTGGTACAACAATTACTGGATCCACAACAGGTGTTACTGCAAAAGTTGTTACATATATCACTGACCAAGAATCCGACAGGGGAGTATATACGCTTTATGTAAACTATGAGAATAATTCACTCTCTGATGAAGATCCTGATGTCTTCTCAAGTAGTGAAGTTCTGACGACTAGTAAAAATATAACTTATGCATCTACCTTCATTTCTGCAGGAGAAGGATTTGCAACCACAATTCCACAGAATGCATCTATTATTGGTTCGTCATTCAACATTGCAGATGGTGTATATTTCCTCAGAGGATATTTTGTCAATGTTAATGCTCAAACCCTAATTCTTGACCAATATAGTAATACTCCTTCTTATCGAGTTGGATTGGATGTTGTTGAGGAGATCATCTCTTCCGATGTTGATCCTAGACTAAATGATAACGCTCAAGGATTTAATAACTTTACAGCACCTGGTGCTGATAGACTTAAAATTACCACAACCCTTTCAAAGAAGGGATTTGGTAGTTTTGATGAGTCCAATTTTGTTCAACTATCTGAGGTGAAGGATGGTATCCTTCGTCTCATTAACAGAAATACTGATTACAACTTTATTGGTAATGAGTTTGCGAGAAGGACCTTTGATGAATCTGGAAATTATTATATTAAAGAATTTGTAACCTCTGTTAAGGACAGTCTTAATAATAATGAGGGTAATAGAGGTATCTATAATGCCAACCAAACTACTCAGTCTGGTTCTACTCCCAATGAAGATTTAGGAATCTATAAGATATCTCCCGGTAAAGCATATGTAAAGGGATATGAAGTAGAGACAATTTCTTCCACGCTTGTAGACTTTGATAAACCCAGAACAACTAAACAGGTAGAGAATCAGGCTGTCAACTTTGGTTTCGGTCCTACATTGAACCTAAACAGAGTTACAGGTTCTGCGACTATTGGTATAAACACATCACTCACACTTAGTTTGAGAAGTGATAGAGTTGGTGTTAATTCATTGACACCAGCTGGAAGTGAAATTGGTGTTGCTCGTGTTTATGATTTTGTTCTTGAGACTGGTGGATATGATGTAAGGTTGCCCAACACAAATGTATGGGACCTATCTCTCTTTGATACACAACTATTCACGACAATTGAACTTAACGAACCGGTTACTCTAACTGTATCAACATCTATTAAAGGTGAATCTAGTGGAGCAAAGGGTTATCTTAAGACAGCTGTAACTAATTCTACAACTCTTAGTGCTTATAATGTAGAAGGTGACTTTTTCAAAGGTGAAAGACTTCTCTTCAATAATGTTCTTGATGACGCAAGATTTGTTGTAGGTGATAAAAACTTCTCGATGTCTGACGTTAAGTCAGTTTATGGTATCGTAGGTACTGCAGCAACATTTACCGGCGACACTATTCAATCACTTAATCGGAATTTCAGTTCTGCAAATGTGTCTGCAGCCAATGGTGGTGAGTCACTAATTTCTATTCCTGCAGATACTGGGTTTTCTTTCGTTGGTATTGTATCCACAGGTAATATTATTAGATACTCCAGGCCTGGGTTCGATATAGCAACACTTAATAAGGTTATCGGTGTTGGAAAAACCAATATCACCGTCCAGGCTGTTGCAACTGTAGATGGTGTATGTGATGGTGCTCTTCCCACCAGTGTAGAAAACGTTCAGAATTTTGAACTCCTTCAAACAAGGGGAAAAGGTGGATCTGGTTCGGGTAACTCATCCAATAATGAAGCTATCTTTAGTATCTTCCCTAAACTTAATGTTTCGGCAGTAGACCTTATTGATAGTGACCTAATCATTAGAAGACAATATACAACATCTATCACTGTTGTTGGGGATAAAGGTTCCACTCCGACTATCAACGCAGAAGACAATGAAGTCTTCTTGCCTTTTGATGAAGAGAGATACACACTTATTAGATCAGATGGAGCAACAGAAGTTCTAACTCAAGATAAATTACAATTTAGTAATGGTTCTCAATCACTTCAAATCAATGGTCTAACCGGTGGTAATGATACACAGACTAAACTTATTACTACTATTAGAAAATCCGATATAAAATCAAAAACAAAGATTAGAAATATAGCTCAAAGCATCATTATCGATAAATCAAGTAAAGTAGCATCGGGTATCGGTTCTACTACTTTGAATGATGGGCTTACACCTGGAAACTGGCCATATGGAACAAGAGTTCAGGATGAAGAGATTTCACTGAACGTTCCTGATGTATACAACATCTACGGTATCTTCGAATCAGATAATGTTCAGGATCCAACTTCACCATTTATGTCACTATCCCAATTGGATGGTATCACTGCTACTACAAATGACTTAATTATTGGTGAGGTGTTGGTAGGAAGAACTAGTGGTGCAAAGGCTCTCTACCTTGAGAAACTTGACGATACATCAATATATTTCTGTTATCTGAATGATTCCACTTTTGCAAATGGAGAGGTCATCGCCTTTGAGTCCTCTAGTGTAAATGCGGTATCTACTAATGTAAAGATTGGTTCTCAGAATATTACAACAGAGTTTAAATTCTTTAATGGTCAAAAGGAGACTTTTTACGATTACGCTAGAATTATTAGAAGATCTAGAGCTCAAGCTCCATCAAGAAAAATTCGTATTTATTATGCATCATCTTCTTATGATCCAGCGGATACTGGTGATATCACGACAGTAAATTCATATGTTGGTTATGACTATGGAACTGAGATTTCGACAGTAAATGGTATTAGAAATTGTGATATTATTGATGTAAGACCTAGAGTTGCAGACTATTCAACTGTAGAGGGAGCAAGATCACCTTTCGAATTTGACGGAAGAAATTTTGTGAATACTAATCAACAGTCTTCACCTCACATTATTGCATCTGATGAGTCTACCACTCTTGGATATAGTTACTATCTCCCTAGAGCTGATAGAATTTTCATCAATACTGATGGTACTATTGGAGTTTTGTACGGAGCTCCTGACGATCAACCAAGACTTCCTGATAGTTTGAGCAATGCAATGAACATTGCTAATGTATATCTACCAGCATATCTGTATAGTGTAGCTGACGCGAACGTTCAGTTTATTGATCATAAGAGATATCAGATGAGTGATATCTCCAAGCTTGAGCAGAGAATCAAAAATCTTGAATATTATACTTCATTGAGTCAACTTGAAACTAATACTCTAAACACATTTGTTGCTGATAGTAACGGACAGAATAGATTCAAGGCTGGTATTTTTGTAGATAACTTCTCCAGTACTGATCCTCAAGATTTATCTGTGGGTGTTAGAAATAGTGTTGATGTAACGAATGGTATTTTGAGACCTTCTCATTATACTACTGCTCTCAATCTTCAACTAGGATCTACTGCCATCACTGGTATTGGAACCACATCTAATGCTAACCAGGATGCAGGCTTTGCCCAGGTTGTTGGTGCAAACGTAAAAAGAACTGATAGTGTTCTTTCTCTCGATTATACAGATGAACTTTGGTTGCAGCAACCATTCGCAACTAGAGTTGAAAATGTAACTCCTTTCTTGGTCCAGTTCTGGCAAGGTGATATTGAACTTGTTCCTGAAGTAGATGTATGGATTGACACCAATAGGTTGGAAGTCAATCAAGTAATGATGGAAGGTTCCTTTAGAGGAGTTGCCGAAGCATTGGGTGCTGAGATTACAACTGCTGCTGATGGTTCTAGATCGGGTGTAGCTCCTGTCATTTGGAATTCCTGGCAAACTGTGGGAGTTGATGTTGATATTTCACTAGCTAATAATACATCACAATCGGCTACTAGTGTTAGTACTCTAGAATCTGAAACTGTTGCGACAGGTAATTTCTGGGGAGGAGGTACCACTCTTACAACTACCAATACAACTACAACAGATACTACCAATGTAACTACAAATAATATTGCTGCTACTACTTCTACTAATCTTTCACAGACTAGAGATGGTAGACAGTTCTTTGTCAATGAGCAAATTAATACTGAATCTCTTGGTGACAGAGTTGTAAGAAGAGAGATTATTAACTTTATGAGGATGCGCAACATCAGCGTCATCGGTACAAGATTTAGACCTTACACAAGGGTCTATTCATTCTTCGATGAGGTAGATGTAAACAATTATGTCTCTCCTAAACTACTTGAGATCGAAATGATCAACGGTACGTTCCGGGTTGATGAGACTGTAATTGGTGCCATGAGTGATGGTGGTTCTGAAGTTACTAATGGCTCAACAATTCCAGCCATTAGATTCCGAGTTGCTTCTAGTAATCATAAGTATGGTCCTTACAATGCACCTACTGATAGGTATGATAATAATCCATATAACAGAAATGTGGAAATTCCTGCTACTTACTCGGCATCTTCTACTATTCTTAATATAGATACGTTTAGTCTCCAGTCTCAGGATACTCCTGAGTTTAGTGGTTGGGTATCACAATCAATGATTTTGACTGGTCAGTCAAGTGGTGCTCAAGCAAGAATTATAAATGTCAGAATGGTGAGTGATAGAGTTGGTACCGTAATTGGTTCATACTTTGTTCCAACCCCCGATAATCCTGCTAACCCAATATTTGAGACTGGTAGATCTACGTTTAGACTTACAAGTAGTAGTATCAATACTTCTGTTGAGGGTGTTGTTACTACTGCTGGAGAACAGACATTCTACTCACAAGGTGATGTTGATGTAACTCAAGAAGTTACATTGTCTTTGAGAAATGCTAGTGTAAGAAGGGAGGACTTTACTCAGTCCAGAACTATTGCTGATGGTGCGATATCCAATACTATTCAAGTCTTAGATACCGATACTACTACTACGACCACTACTACTGTTGATACTGTCTTTATAGCACCTCCACCGCCACCACCACCACCGGCTCCGCCACCGCGTCCACCAGCACCACCACCGAG